CAGCTACGGGCGCGGACAACCAAGCCGGAGGCGGCTTTGGTGTTGGTCGCAACGCCGCTGACGGACAAGGTTCTGGCGGCCCCGGTGATGGCTCAGGCGGTTCTGGTGGCGACCCCAAGATTGTCTGTTCCGCAATGAACAACATGTACGGCTTCGGAACCTTCAGAAACACAATCTGGCTTGCTTATCAGGCAAAATACATGCCCGAAGAAGAGTGGGAACTTGGTTATCATAAATTGTTCCTGCCTCTCGTTAAGCGCATGAAGACCAACAAGCTAATCCGTTTCTGTGTCGAGTATTGGGCCAAACAACGCACACTCTCTATCCGCCGTGAAATGCGCGGTCACAGAATGTCGATAAAACACTGGCTTCTCAGGAAGCCACTAGAAACTCTTGGCTTTACGCTTGGGTATTTGATTAAAAGAGGATACATGAGTAAAGCTGAGTGGCGGACACCAACCCCGCCCTCTCGGTTGGATATAAGGAGCGATAAAAATGGGTAAAGGTAGCCAAACCCCCAAGATTGTCGATAAAGAGGGCGCAAAGTCTTCAGATCGTGATGACAAACTCGACTCTCTGCGCGGCAAAAAGCAAGGCGCTGTCCGTCCGGTAGGCGGCAAAAATTAAGTTCTCGGCTAAAGAAGTCCGAGGGATACAAAATATCCCGTTCCAGAAACTTGGAGACTTCTATTCCGATGCTTGGGATGAAGGAAAAGAAACGATTGCCGCCCTCGCGGAGGTTGATCGTTTCTTTCTCCTCACCTATGTTCTCAAGCGTACAGACGCGATAAATCCGTGGATACACAAAAGGTGCAGGGAGGTCGAAGCCAATCCCGACAACCACCTAGACCTATGGGCGCGGGAACACTACAAATCTACCGTCATTACCTTCGCCGGGATAATACAGGAAATCATTAGAAACCCCGAAATCACCATCGGGATATTTAGCTATAACAACTCAGTTGCAACCAAGTTCCTCAATCAAATCAAGCAGGAACTTGAAGACAACAACGTTCTAAAAGGCTGCTGGCCTCACATATTTTACGACAAGCCAAAAAAAGAAGCACCTCGCTGGAGCGAACAGAAGGGTATCGTCTGTAGAAGGAAGTCAAACCCGAAAGAGTCAACAGTCGAAGCCCACGGACTTGTCGAGGGTATGCCGACAGGCGCTCACTACGAATTAAGAGTTTATGACGACGTAATTACAGAAGATAGCGTTACAACGCCGGAAATGATTGAAAAAGTCACCCACGCTTGGCGATTATCGCAAAACTTGGGCAAAGAAGGCGGTAGAAAGTGGCATATTGGGACCAGATACCACTTCAATGACTCCTACAGGGTCATGCTGGATGAAGACATATTAACCCCTCGTATCCACACCGCAACACACGACTCAACACCGACTGGCAAGCCGGTTCTGGTTTCCCAAGAGTCCTTGGAGGAAAAGAGAAAAACCCAAGGGCCGTACATTTTCGCCTGTCAGCAGCTTCTAAATCCTGTTGCCGACGACGCCCAAGGCTTTAATCTCGACTGGATTGAGTACTACGACGAAAACGATGGCAACGGTATGAACCGTTACATCCTGTGTGATCCAGCCAACGAGAAGAAAAAAGGCTCTGATTACTCGGCCTTTTTCGTTGTTGGCCTGTCTGAAGACTCAAATTACTACATTTTGGATATGGTCAGGGATAGACTTAATCTCACCGAAAGAGCCAACACCCTGTTCATGCTTCACAAAAGGTGGAAGCCAAAGGTGGTCGGATACGAGAAGTACGGCAAGGACTCAGATATCCAGCACTTTCAGGACAAAATGAAGCGAGACAACTACAGATTTAACATCATCCCTCTCGGTGGACAAACCAAGAAGGAAGACAGGATTAGACGCTTAATCCCGGTCTTTGAACAAAAACGCATGTTCCTTCCTGAAGCCCTGTTCTTCAAGACTTATGAGGGGAAAATCATTGATTTGGTGAAGACCTTCGTGGAGCAGGAGTATCTAGGCTTTCCTGTCGCCATCCACGACGACATGCTTGATTGCCTAGCACGTATTTTAGACCCCGGTATGCCAACCACTTGGCCTCGGGGCGGCGAAGAGTTCCTGCCTGTAGGAAAGGCTCCTGATAGGTACGCCAATCCCCGTAAACAACGCTCAAGTAGAAGTTGGATGTCTTATTAAATGAGTTTATTTGGAAAATCAGACGCCAAAATCGTTAAAAAAGTTCACACTTGGTTTAACGACGCTCAGAAGAAAACCCGCAAATGGCGGTTGGGAGCGCAGGAGGACTACGAGTTCTATGCGGGCGATCAATGGTCTGAAGATGATGTTACTCATCTAGAGAGGAACGACAGGCCGGTAATTACCTTTAATCGCGTAGCCCCGGTCATCGACTCCATATCTGGATCGGAAAGAAACAACCGTCAGGAAGTCAAATACCTGCCTAGAGAGTCCAATGACGGACAGGTGACGGAAATGTTCTCCGCCGCCGGAAAATGGGTCAGGGACGAGTCCGACGCCGAAGATGAAGAGTCGGAAGCCTTTGTAGACTGCGTAATTACAGGCATGGGCTGGACTGAGACTTGGATTTCCTTCCAAGACGAAATCGACGGCAAGATAATGATAGATCGTGTCCCGCCACTGGAAATGTACTGGGACCCCGACGCCAAGAAAAGAAACCTTTCCGATGCGCGGTACGTCATGCGCATTAAAATAATGGAAAAAGACGACATAAAGCGGCAGTTCCCCGGTAAGAAGTTAAATCTGGCAGGGGATATCGGCTTTACCCCGCAGGTGGTTGAAGAGCCGCACGATCAGGACGAAGCTAGGTTCTATAATAAGGATCAGGCCGGACGTAAACTGGAGAGAAATGAAGTCTCCGTTGCTCAGGTACAGTGGTGGGAACCCGTTCCCTTAGTGAGGTTTTTTAACCCTGAAAGCAACGAAGAGGAAGAACTAACCGGATCAGAGTTCGACGCCCTACAGAAAACCGGCGTCGTACAGGACTTGCAGGACAACTTCCCTGATAAGTTCGTTCCTCCTCTCAGACAGACCCGCAGACAGTACTTTCAGGCGTTTATCGTCGGGCGCACGATGTTGAAGAAAGAAGTCCTTCACCCGATGGAGGACAGTGTAATCCCCGGCTTTACACTCAAGGCAATTACCGCCAAGCGCGACGAGAGAAATAACGTCTGGTTTGGCGTTATGAAGGGCATGAAAGACCCTCAGAGGTGGTCAAACAAGTTCTTCTCCCTGATACTGGAAATCATCCAAACCAACGCCAAGGGCGGGCTAATCGCGGAACAAGGGGCTTTCGTCAACGAAAGACAGGCCGAAGAGGACTGGTCAAGTCCTGACTCAATCGTTTGGGTCAATACAGGCACTCTCAGCGGCGAAAAACCGTCCGTAATTCCAAAGCCTACAGCACCCTTCCCGTCCGGTATCGACAGGATGATGCAGTTCTCTATCTCATCGACAAGAGAGACTGCCGGATTTAACCTTGAGGCGCTCGGATTGGCTGGACGTACTCAGGCCGGTGTGGTGGAAAGTTCCCGTATCAAGCAGTCAATGGTGACTTTATCGGTCATTTTTGACTCAATGAGGCGCTATCGCAAGGAACAGGGCCGTGTTTTGCTCCATTTCATGCGAAAGTACCTGCAAGACGGCATATTAATGAGAGTTGTCGGTGAAGACCGCTTTGTTAAGTTCTCCCAAAATCCCGAGATAAAACGCTTCGATATTGTCGTGGATCAGGCTCCTACTTCTCCGACAATGAAGGAAGAGACTTGGGCTGGCCTTCAGCAGATACTTCCGGCACTTATCAAGGCCGGACTGCCTATACCGCCCGATATTATCGACTTCGCGCCTCTTCCACAGAGCGTCATTACCAAGATCAAGCAGTTCTATCAGTCGCTACAGCCGGGAGAGCAGGAACAGGCTCTCAAACAGGCTTCGCAGCAGGTTGGCTTCCAGCAGCAACAGGCTGATGTCAAGAAGACGCTTTCTGAAGCTGATAAGAACCAAGCAACTGCCGACTCCAACCGCAAGGCGAGGGAGTTGGACAGGGAGAAGGCAACCACGGAAGCCTTCCAGAAACAGTCGGAAATTGATCTTGATAGAGAAACCAAAACCGCCGAGTCGTTCCAACGGCAAGGCAAATTAAACAACGAACAACAACAGAACGCGATAAAGATTGCTGAGTTAATCACTAAGACCTTAATGGAAAATAATGATGGCAGAGGAAACAGTAGCTGATATCCTTGCAGACGAGCAAGAGCCGCCTCAAGACGAGGCACAACCAACCGAGCCGGTTGAGGAAGTAGCTGAAGAACCCGAAGTAGAGCAAGTAGAGGAAGTCAGGGAACCACAATCCGTCCCCGTCGCCTCTATGGTAGCGGAAAGGCAGCGTAGAGCAGCCGCCGAAAATGCCCTTGCAGAGCAAAATGAAAGGTTTTCCAAACTCACCGAGAGACTCGACGTTATCAATGAGAGGATGCACCCTGCACCCGATCCTGAAACCGAGCCTCTTGAAAGCCTACAGCACTCCAATAAGGAGTTGGCAAACGAGATATCCGAAATCAAGGGGATGCTCAATAACGCCAATCAGGTCAATCAGACCAATCAGTACCAGCAACAGGTACAGGCTATGGAGACACAGTTCGCCCAAGCCAACCCTGACTACAACGATGCGTACCAATACCTCGTTGAGGCAAGGATGCGGGAGTATGATATGATGGGACTTCCCAACCCGCAGGAAAGCATTACCAAAGAAGCCCAATGGATCGTCGCCAACGCCACCCAAGCCGGGATTAACCCCGCCGAAGTGGTCTATAATATGGCAGTCGATAGAGGCTTTAAAAATGGTGCAAAAGTAGTAGCCGAGCCGCAGAAGCAGACGCTCAAGGAAACCGCCAAAAACATCGAAGAGGCGCAGACCTTGGCAGCGGCCCCCGGCAAGACACTCGGCCCTGACATGACGACAGAAGACCTGTTGGACATGACAGACGAAGAATTTGACAAGGCGACATCCGGCAAAAACTGGAAGTCGCACTGGCAATAGGGTTCCCTCACCTTACGAGGAGTAACAGCCACCCAAAGCTGTGATTTGGAGTCATCGGCCCCTCATCCGTAATTGAGAGATAACCGCTCCCATAAGGGAGCATAATCGTCATATCTGAAATTAGGAGATTGCCAAATGGCAACAACTAACTATGGTGTGAACGCCAATGAAACAGTCAAACTTTGGGGCCGCAAACTTTTCCGCGAGTCCCTAGCGCAGACTTTTCTTTCGCGTTTCATCGGTGATGGCAGCAATGCTATTATCCAGAGTAAGGACGACACCTCAAAGGGACCGGGTGATCGTATCACCAATATCCTGAGAGTTCAGTTGTCCGGTGACGGTATCAGCGGTGACTCCACATTGGAAGGCTCTGAAGAAAGCCTTTCTACTTTCACTCAGAACATCCTCATTGACCAGTTGCGGCATGCCGTAAGGTCAGGAGGCCGTATGACTGAGCAGCGTATCCCCTTCTCTGTCAGAGAAGAAGCGCGGCTTGGCTTGAGTGATTGGTGGGCTGACCGTATCGACACAGCATTGTTCAACCAGCTTTGTGGCAACAATGCTCAGTCTGATACCAAGTTCACAGGGAGCAATTCTGTTACCGCTCCCGATAACGACCACCAATTTTGGCCCGGTGTAATTTCGGCTGATGAAAGTCTTACGGCTGCGGAAACAATGTCAATCGACTTGATTGATAACATTGTTATGCGGGCGAAGACTCAAGAGCCTATTTTGCGTCCGGTTATGGTTGGTGGCGAACCACACTACACGATGTTCCTCCATCCCGGTCAGGTTAAGGACTTACGTACCTCGACCACGACTGGTCAATGGCTGGACATCCAGAAAGCGGCTATG